ACTCCATCCTTGTCCTCAATGGTAAGCAGGGTATCGGAAAATCCACACTCTTCTCCAAACTGGGGCAGCAATGGTATTCCGACAGCCTTTCTATATCTGATATGAAAGATAAAACTGCCCCGGAGAAGCTTCAGGGCTACTGGATTCTCGAACTCGGGGAACTTGCGGGCATTAAGAAAATGGATGTCGAGACAGTAAAATCGTTTATCACCCGCACAGATGATAAGTATCGTCCTTCGTACGGCCGGGCGGTTGAGAGCCACCCGCGCCAGTGCATTATCGTAGGTACGACCAACTCAGACGGCGGATTTCTGCGGGACATCACGGGCAACCGACGCTTCTGGCCTGTTTGGGTATCCGGCGAGAGTAAATACCGCGCTTGGGAGCTTGCGGACATAGATCAGATTTGGGCAGAAGCCCTCGTAAAATACCAAGGCGGCGAAGAATTGTTCTTAAAAGGCGATGTTGCTATGGCGGCGTTTGCCGAACAGCGCAACGCTATGGAAAACGACGAGCGCGAGGGCATGGTTGTAGATTACCTTGAAACCCTGCTACCTGAAAGCTGGGATGCAATGGACCTTTATCGCAGGATCGAATACATCCGTTCACCTGACGACCCCACAAGAGCGAGCGGAAGCGTCCGCAGGAATCAAGTCTGCGTGATGGAGATATGGTGTGAGTGCTTCGGAAAGTCCCGCGAGTCCATAAAGAAAGCTGATTCTTACGAAATCCAAGGTATCTTGAACCGTATCGGTGGCTGGTCTCTATTCGATGGAAATAAGACCGGCAAAAAATCCTTGCCCATCTATGGCATTCAGAGAGTGTTCGTTAGAACGGAATGAAGCATTTTTATTGCCTGTCTGCTCGTTTTGGGGCTTCGGCAACCAAAATCGGCAAAGTCGCAAGCCCCTACTAAATCAGTGTTCTACGATTGCTCTTTCCCTTATTGCCCATTTTATTCTACTAATTTATATAGGTAAGGATAAGAGTAATAGGCACACGGGAAACGCACGCGTAGTAATTATAGGAAAAATCGGGCAATCGGCAAATGAGAAATTGGAGGTTATCGTGAGAGAGAAAACCATAGAACAGAAACTCGTCCAAGCAGTCAAAGCAATGGGCGGTGCCGCACTTAAATTTACAAGTCCCGGTTTTGATGGAATGCCCGACCGCCTTATTCTCCTGCCGCGTGGCAAAATCGCCTTTGTTGAAGTGAAGCGGCATGGGGAGAAACCTCGACCTTTGCAGGAAGCGCGGCATGGGCTGCTTCGTCGATTAGGTTTTGCGGTCTACGTTTTGGACAATGGAGCGCAAATCGGAGAAATTTTAGAGCAGATAGGAGGTGATGCCGAATGAAGTTCATACCGCATGATTACCAGCGATATGCGACCGAATATATCAAGAAAAACCCTGTCGCAGCTGTGTTCCTCGATATGGGCTTGGGTTAGGTAAAACGGTGCTAACACTGACCGCCATCGCCGACCTGCTGTTTGACAGCTTTGAAGCCCACAGGATCTTAGTAATTGCCCCGCTTCGAGTCGCCCGTGACACCTGGCCGGATGAGCTTCAAAAATGGGAGCATCTCTCCGATCTGCGGTTATCCGTGGCTGTCGGCACGGAGACGGAACGCAAAGCGGCACTCCAGGCTAAAGCAGATATTTACATCATCAACCGCGAAAACGTAGGGTGGCTGATCGAGGACAGCGGCATCCCTTTCGATTTCGACACCTTGGTGGTTGATGAACTATCCAGCTTCAAGAACCACCAGACAAAGCGGTTCAGGTCATTGATGAAGGTTCGCCCCAAGGTAGTACGCATCATCGGTCTGACAGGAACACCGAGTAGTAACGGTTTGATGGATTTATGGGCTGAGTACCGGCTTCTCGACATGGGTCAGCGGCTCGGACGGTTCATCGGGCAGTATCGCAGCACATACTTTACGCCCGACAAACGAAACGGTCAGGTCATATTCAGCTACAAGCCTCTGCCGTTTGCTGAAAAAGAAATATATGCCAAAATCGCCGACATTACCATATCCATGAAATCTACAGACCACTTGATCATGCCGGATCTGGTAACCGCCCAATATCCCATTAAGCTATCAGACAAAGAGCGTGAGCGATACGACGAACTGCGGCAGGACTTGGTATTAAAACTGGCTGGTGGCGATGTCACTGCCGCCAATGCCGCCGCCCTATCAGGAAAGCTCTGCCAAATGGCGAACGGTGCGGTCTATGGCGACGACGGCACAGTCCACTACATCCATGACCGCAAACTGGATGCCCTTGAGGATTTAATCGAAGCCGCCAACGGCAAGCCCGTTCTCGTGGCCTACTGGTTCAAGCACGATTTGGAGCGAATATCAGCAAGGCTGAAAGACCGGCATATATCATTTACAAAATTAGATACATCGGATAGTATTGCAAGCTGGAACGAGGGTAAATGGCCTGTCGCCTTAATCCACCCCGCTTCTGCCGGACACGGCCTGAATCTTCAGTCGGGCGGCTCCACGATTATTTGGTTCGGGATGACGTGGAGTTTAGAGCTCTACCAGCAGTCCAATGCCCGTCTTTGGCGGCAGGGTCAGAAAGCTGAAACGGTGGTTCTCCACCACATTATCGCCAAGGACACCATTGACGAACGGGTAATGAAAGCCCTGTCCGCCAAGGACAAAACACAAACCGCCTTAATTGATGCGGTAAAAGCAAATCTATGACAATCTATGGAGTCAAAAGCTGCCAATCCGAGGGGATTAAATTATCGGAGGTAGCCTATGAACAAACCAAAACTATCGGCAAAGGATTATTTGTCCCAAGCCTATCGCATAGACCAGCGTATCAATAGCAAGATTGAGCAGGTGCAGTCATTGCGAGAACTCGCCGGAAAAGCAAGTGCCACTCTGTCCGATGTGCCGCCAAGCAAGGGAAACCGCAATGTTCACCGCATGGAAGATGTTATCGCCAAGATGGTAGACCTGGAGTCTGAAATCAACGCTGACCTGACTCGCCTGATAAATCTGAAGCATGAAATCGTCACGGTGATTAAGTGCGTGGAAAGCCCCGAACTCCAGACGCTTCTGGAATTAAGGTATTTGTGTTTCAAGACATGGGAACAGATAGCGGTCGAGCTGCATTTCGACCTTCGCTGGGTTTACCGGCTTCATGGCCGGGCTTTGGACGAGATCGATGCCATACGCCACTGTTGACCACTATAATTCCGCTTAGAAGCCTGTTATTATTAAAATGGCAAAATTAAATGCACACACGAGCCTCGCGGGAGCAATCCCACGGGGCTTTTCTTATGCGCAGAACAGGAGGTGCAACGTGCCATATAAAGCAAAGAAACCCTGCGCCTACCCCAGCTGCGCCAAGCTGGCCACGGGTAGGTACTGTGAGGAACATCAGAAACAGGAAGCCAAACGATATAACAGATACGACCGCGACCCCGACAGCAATAAACGCTACGGTAGAACGTGGAAACAAATCCGTGCAGCGTTCCTGTCGGCCAACCCGCTATGTGTGATGTGTAAACGTGACGGACGGCTCACTCCCGCAACGCTTGCCCACCATAAGATCAAGCTGACCGACGGCGGCACAAACGACTGGGAGAATATGATGGCGCTTTGTCAGGAATGCCACTCAAGACTTCACGCTGGGCAAGGCGACTACTTTTAAGTTCAGACCGAGGGGCGGTCTCAATCCCTGTGACTTCTAAGGTGGACAGCGCGCTTGGCCTGCCGTGCAAATTATTCAAAAATCAAAAATCAAAAAATCAAAACGGAAATCAAAATCAAAAACGAGGTGATGACAATGCCCAGCGGAGGCTATCGTCCGGGGGCAGGCCGTCCTCGGAAAAATCCAATCGATAAAAAGCTTGAAGGCAAAACTTCTGGCGCAAATGCTGCAACTCAGCCAAAACCAAAAAAGGTCAATTCCAAAAATGTGATGACGGACTACTTCTCCATTGCGATGAAGGAATGCGAAAAAGAAGTGCCATCTGCAGATGTACTGCGAAATGAAATTGAGGAATACATCGTGGCTCGCGGCTGTGATGGTTATGTCGCGCCACAGACAATTACAGATTATGTGCTGAACAGACAGGGCTTCCTTGCCTGCGAAGCCATGAACCGTAAAATCGGACGAATGACCAAGGAACTGAAGCTCTCGCCCTACGTCACGGCAGGCGCTCAGTATTACAAGGCGATGCAAGGCGACTTTAACCTGATTATGCAAATCATCAATCGCCACAGCAACACGCAGGGCGAAGAAAAGAACGCCTTTCTCGAACTACTCACAAATAGGGGGTTTTAGTATATGAAATCGACAGAACGATTTGAAAAAGTGAATATAGACCGTCTCGTCCCATATGCAAGGAACGCCCGCACCCATAGCAAGGAGCAGATATTACAGCTTCGCTCCTCCCTGCGTGAGTTCGGTTTCGTCAACCCGGTCATCGTGGATAAAGACCTGAATATTATCGCAGGGCATGGACGCATTATGGCAGCACGGGAAGAAGGTTTGACCGAAATCCCCTGCGTGTTTGTGGAGCATCTGACCGAAGCGCAGAAGCGGGCGTATATTCTTGCTGATAACAGACTGGCACTCAATGCCGGATGGGACGAGGAACTTTTAGCTCTGGAATTTGCCGACCTCAAGGAGCTCGGCTTCGACCTCGAAATTACGGGCTTTGACGCCGACGAGATTGAAAAACTCTTCGCCGACCCCGGCGGGGACGTAGCTGACGACGATTTCGACTTGACAGCCGCCCTTGAACAGGCGGCTTTTGTTTTACCCGGAGATGTTTGGACGCTGGGACGGCACCGACTCATTTGCGGCGATGCCACGGTATCGAAAACTGTCAAGAAGCTGATGGATGGTCGCAAAGCCAATCTTGTGCTGACCGATCCCCCTTACAACGTCAGCTTTGAATCTGTGAGCGGACTAAAAATCAAGAACGACAGCATGAAGGCAGAACAATTCTACATCTTTTTACTGTCGGCGTTTAAGAATCTTTATGAAAACCTCGCCGATGGCGGGGCTTTTTACTGCTTCCATTCGGATTCGGAGAAGGTGAACTTCTTTCGTGCCTGTGTGGACGCGGGGTTTCATTACTCCACGACTTGCATCTGGGTGAAAAATGCCCTCGTGCTTGGTCGGGGTGATTACCAGCAAATGCACGAGCCGGTGCTGTATGCCTTTAAGAATACCTCCAAACACAAGTGGTATTCCGACCGTAAGCAGACTACCATTTGGAACTTCGATAAACCAAAGAAAAACGCCGATCACCCGACAAGCAAACCCCTCGACCTGCTGGCATATCCTATTGCCAACAGCAGTCAGGCAAACGCCATCGTGCTGGACACCTTCGGAGGCTCCGGGTCGACGCTCATTGCCTGCGAGCAGCTTGACCGCACCTGCTATATGCTCGAATTGGACGAAAAATATGCTTCAGTCATTTTACGCAGGTATGCCGAGTACATGCAAAACGGCGGCGAGGACATCACCTGTGAGCGTGACGGCAAGATATTCCAATATGCCGACCTCGTGAAAGAGGTGGCTTTAATATAGTCAAAAGCGCTATGTGGCTCTTCCAAGTGTGATTTATTCTCGGCGGCATTGTCTCATATACACAATAACAAGGGGCTGTATTTCCTTGATATTCGGTGCATTTATTATCACATAATCGCTTGCTATTAAAGGCTTTTAGAGTGATATATGTAATGCGCGGAGGACAAAAACCCCTGCAAAATCAAGGAAAATGGAGGAAAAGAACATGAGACTTTCTTACAACGTAACAGGCCCTGAACGTAAATCGCTGGTCGCAGCCATTAGCCATGAACTTAACGCCCCGACCAATTACCTCGGAGCGCCGACATTCGCCTACGAGGTTGGCGGCTACCACATCGACAAGACCGGCACGGTCACAGGCGAGGACAACCGGGAGCTGGTCGCTAACCTTTGCGGTTTGCACAGTTTCAAGGCAGTCACCGAAGAGCTGGCGACTGGACCCGAAAGCTGCACATACCAAGCGGATCTCAGCGACCGCCTGACCATCGAAATACCCCTTGGCGGCTTTACACCTGAGAAACTCGACAACCTCTCCAAACTGGTGAATGCCAAAGCCCCGCTTCTCAAGGCGTCGCTCGGTACGGATGACCTGCCGATTAAGCAGGCCT